ATCTCTCGTGGCTCGTCTGTGAAATAGAGGCCGTCCGTGCCGATTTCCATCCGCTCGGTGCGGTCTGAGCCCGTGAGTATCTCAACCTTCACGAGCCTTCCCTTTCCGTTTATGTATGTGCCGAAAATGTACATTTTCCGTTATCCTGATTATGTTACAAATTTACGATTTTTAGGGCGGAATTCAAAGTGTTTCCTACACTTTTTCGGGCGGGTTTTGTGTTATTTTCCACGCTTTTCCTGGCGACTTTCACGCCTATATCTTTATCATCGTCCGTCTGCCCGACTTACGGCTGATTCTCGTCTCGTTGGCCATCACGCCGACGAGGTTTCGTCCGCTGATGCGGAAGTCCATCGTACCACCGCTGTTGGCTCTCAGTCCGTCGAGGTTGGGAAGGGACGGGGTGCGGAAGCTGGGTGGCGTGAGTCCGTTCAGCATGCCGAACAGGCGGGTCTGCTGGCTCTTGTTGAGTATCATCTCGCCTGAGTTGACTCTCGCCAGCAACTTGTCACCGCTCATCGACGTGCCCCCGACGATACCGCCGTTTGCAAATGCGCCTGCCATGGCAAGTCCTGCCATGACTACGGCGAGGGCGGCGGGTATGGCGAACAACAGGCCTGGCCAGCCCGCCTTGGTTCCCTCCGCGGTGGCTTTAGTCACTGCCTCGGTGGCGTTGGCTGTGGACTGCAGTGTGCTTGCGGCGGTGTCTGCCGTAGTGGCGGCGGTATGGGCGGTGGTGGCTGCAGTGGCTGCCGTGGTCGCCGTGGTCGCCGTCTGCGTGGATGCGGTGAACAGGCTTATCAGCTGACTCGCCTGCCTGAATCCGTCCATTATCTGCAGTACGGAGTTGATTGTTCCGCTTATCACCTCCCATGCGCTCTTGTTGCCTTCCAGAGCCTGGGAGAGGGAGTTAAAGCCTCCCACAAGTCCCTGTACACCGCCCCATGTGTCACGGAGGGTCTCGCCGGCGCTCTTCATCTCCGTGTCGTCTATCTCCAGCTTGATGGGCTTGATGCCGTTGTGCTCGAGGTTGGCGTTGACAGCGGCGGCAAGTTCCTCTGCCTTCTCCCTGCCTATCAGACCTGCGTCGAACCAGCCACGGATCTTGTCCATGTTCTCCTGTGCAACCGCACGCACGTCCATGGCGTTGCTGAGCCCCTCCCACTCGCCTGCGCTGAACTTGGTCTCGAGGTTGAGGGGGTGCGCCTTGGCGAAGTCGTCGAGGTTCTTGCCCGATGCGTCGGGGTCGGGCTTGATAGTGATGGGGAGGACGAACTCGCTGACGGGGAGGTCTCCCACGTCCATCATGCCCGCCTTCCACTGCTCACGGAAGGATATCTGGTCGTCGAGGTCCTCTTTCCTCTTCGTCAGCTCGGCACGCTCGTACTCGGTGAGTCTGGGGTTGGTCAGTGCCTTGAGGAGCTTGTCACGCTCAGCCCTCAGCTTCTCAAGCTCGGTGAGGTTCTGCTCGATAGCCTTCTGGTTCTCCGCGCCGTTTCTGATTCCTGGGGTCGTGGCCTTGGTCTGCGTCGTCTTCACCTTCGGGGTGGAGGTGCTTGTCTTCGGGGTGGGGGTGGATGATTTTGCATAAGGGTCAGCGGAGGTGGACGGGTTGTACATGTTCGGTATGTCTTCAACCATTTTCGTCGCCTTCTCGGTAAATTTCTTAAAATTGCCGAGGTGGGTGTCCATCCTCTTTTGTTCCCCCTCATTGATTCTGTCCCGGATTTCCTTCGCGCGTGCCCTTGCAGTCTCGGTGAGGTATCTCTCACCTTCTGCGGTCAGTGCGCCGACACGGCCCATGCCCTCATCTTCGTAGTGGACGCCTTTCTGCAGTCCGTAGTCGCTGATGAGGTCGTTTATGGTTGAATTCCTCTGCGCATAGCTGATGGCATTGCCTTTACTGTCCCGGAGTGCCCAGGCGTTGCGCCATGTGGTAACGGGGTCAAACCTTGCACCGCCGTTGCCAAGGTTGGGGTCGGCAAGCCGCTTCTGACGTTCCTTGTAGGCCTCGATGTAGAGGTCGAGGTTCGCACTTGCCTCTGCCTGCAGGCGGAGCACCTCAAGGATACGTGGCATCTGACGGATGAACACTTCGTTGGCATCGGTCACGGACTTGACATTCAGGCCAAGTGACTTGAATGCGCTGGCGTTGTTGTTTATCCAGTTCTGTCTCTCGTTCTCGGTTTTGAGATTCCTCCATTCGACTGAGAGCTTCATGAACTTGCCCGTGGAATCTGCGACGGCATTGCCGATGACCTCATGCGCGTGTGCCTGTTGCTCTGCGAGCCTCTTCGCCTCCGCCTCCTGCTCCTTCATCTTCTCGGTGTTCTCCTCGGTCTTTCCGCTCAGCAGGGTGAACAGGCCTATCAGCGTGGTGATGGCGGTGATGACCAAGCCGACGGGGTTGGCCTTCAGCACGGTGTTGAGTGCCCTCGTGGCGGCGGTCGCGCCTTTCGTGGCGGCGGCTTCGGCGAGCACCGCACCGCCGTGCGCCTTGCTCCACATCGTGGCCAGCTTGGTCTGCAGGTTCTTCACGCCCATCACGAGGGCGGAGTCACGGTTCAGTGTGTTGCTGATGGCCTGCACGCCGTTGACGAGGGCGAGGGTGCCCTGCACCTTCTTCATGGTCTGCTCGAAGGCCTTGTTGTCGTCGTCGAACAGGGCAAGGGCTCCCTGCGCCACGCTCAACGCTCCTGCCACACCCTGGAACATACCGACGGCGGTGTCGAGTTTCCTGGTGTCGCTGGCGAAGTAGTTGACATTGGCGCGGGCGTCGGCGATGGCGTCCGCCATGTTACCTGCGTACTGGGTCATCGCCTGGAACTCCTCGGTGTTGTCGAGACCCTCGAACTTCATCTCGCTGAGAAGCTTCTGTATCTCCCTCAGCTGACGCTGCATAGGCTTGCCAGACTCCGTGATTTTTGCGAAGATGTCCCCGAACCTGCTCGTGCCTCTCAGAGACTCATTAAGCTTTTTAAGGTCTTCGGGTATTTCACGGGTCCTCTTTTTAAGTTCCTCAACGTCTGATACGGTGGACTGGATAACTTCCTTGCCATTCACCGCCATGTCTATGTCGATACGTATTTTCTTTGCCATGTCAGAAACGTTTTGCTAATCGTTCAAAAATAGCCTTCTCCTCCTCCTTAGTCTTTTTAGGCTTCGGTTGAGGGGAAGGCTTTGCTTTATCATCCCATGGAAACGGCATCAGTTTGCTGGCGCTCATCTGATGCTTCAGATGTGGCTGGACAGTCAATGTCGCCACCGCTCTTGCACGCTCCCATGACTCCTGCCGTCTCATCTCGGACGTGTCCGTGTATGCTTTGCATACGTAGCTGAATTCATCGGGAGTCAGTCTGCAGAAATCATCCAAAGACAGGCCTATACAAGCGGTTGCGATGCCGAGCATCTCGTATGTCGTCAGCTTTTTTTTTCGTCGCCTGATTCCACGTCGTCAACTGGCTCCGCTGATTCGTTCTTCATTTTCAGCCATTCATCGAGTGTGTCTATTCCGACGCTGTCAGCGAACTCCATCAACGACAGGTCGAATTTCTTTCCGTCGTCCGCACAGGCACTCGATAAACAGCACCACAGATAGGTGCACATATCGGCGATGGATTTGACGTCCATCTCGCTGACATCCTTTCCCGTCTCACGCCTGAAGCGGAGCATTGCCCCCATCGTCTCACGACAGGGGTATGCCTCGCCTTTGACAGTTATTGTGAAATTTACTCCTTTCATAGTCCTTCGTCAGATTAGTTTGCGGGTTTCCCCGGGTACACGGCGGGCTCGCCGTCGTTCTCAAGGCTGATGCTGTAGGTGGCGTCGTCCTGGGCGGGGCTCGTCTCCTCGATGGAGGTGATGACGAAGTTTCCGCTGAGATACGGGGTTGCGTCACCCTCACGCTGGAAGCCGATAACCTCGACGCTCTGACCGGTTCCCCATTTCGGGCCGAGCTCTTCATAGCCGTTCTCGGTCTCGCCGTAGAAACGGAGACCCTCAGCGCTGATGGAGATACTGAGACCCGTCACTCCTTTTCCTTTCCACAAGCCAGACGAATAGGTTGCTGATGCAAGCGGTTTTACGGACCTGTCTTTTGTCTCGCTGTTAAACGTGATGGTGTGGCTGGTGCAGTGACCGATCGCCTTTCCACCTACCTTAAGCAGCAGGTCGCTACCATTTACGTAGCCTTCTGTTGGTATTGCCATAATTCTATCAGATTTTTAGGTTGAAAATCAAACTCTGTACATAGGCATCATCCTCATAACCCTCCGCGCTGTCCTCGTACGTACACGACCTGAGCCTTACGCCGTCCATCTCAAGCTGGGCGTGGTCGAGGGTATCTCTTACCGCCTCGGCAAGCTGGACACTCGCCTTGTACGTCTGTGCGTAGCAGTTGAACTCAATGCGTACCGTCTCCGCACCATGCCCTGCCTTAACCGGGTTAATGTCCGTTTTTGTCCTCCTGTAGGAGATGAAAGGGAGCAGCACACCGGCTTTTGCGGTGACGGGGAATATCTTGTTCCCGACTATTGCGCTGACCTCTTCTGCGTTCCCGAGAAGGGAGGCTATCATGAGTCCTGCGCTTAGGGATGATTTAGATGAGCCCATATTTACTTACAATTTTGTTGCACTCCTGGTCTATCGCAGTCATCATATTTGACTCCACAAAATCCACATAATTCTCTTCAGACGGCATGAACGAGTAGGACTTGTTCTTATCCATCCTGCCCCTGTTCTTGCCTCCCTTCCGGGTCTTACGGTCATCCGTTCCTGACTCAGCCCATGCGAGCACGGGTTTAAGCAGACCTTGCCTGTTTTTGTGGTAGCTCTCCCCCGTAGCCCTGTTGGGCTTGATGGTGACGGCAAAACCGAAGCGTTTCGAGAATCTTACGAGCCTGACTCCTTCCTCGAGGTTTTTGTCGACACGGAGACCTGTTGCGCGGAGCCTCGCGACTGCATCCTTACGGATTTTCTCGCCTATTCTCCGCTCTGCGTTCCTGACGGCCTTACGGACGTTCCGCGGGCTCATCTCAAGGAGCAGCCCTCCGATGTCCTTCTTGTATTGCTCGACGGTTATGGTTTCCATGCCTTACTCGTTTACTCGTTGACAAATCAGGGTTTTCAGCTGACGACGGACATTGGGCAGCACGTTGGTGATAGTGTAGAGATACCCGCCCAGCTGCTGAAGCCTCCATCCCTCGTCGACTTGTATCGGAAAAGGTATGTTCCACTCAACTGCATAGTCCGGGAACAACTCGTCGGTCTCCGTCCGGAGCACTCCCTTCAGGTTGGTTCTCTGTGCCCTGTACGTCCCCCGCTCTTCGTAGCTGACACTCTCCTCGCCGAATTCATTGCGGGTCGTTGTCAGCTCATAGAGCTTTATCCTGTACCAGTCGTTTCCTCCTCTCTTCATCCCTCACCTGTCTCTTCGTTATACTTTTCAACAAGCGGAGCGAGCAACCCGCCGCCGTACATCTTGCAATACGGCTTGATGATTGCCATGAGAGAGAGAGGGAGCATGCCGAGCGATGTGGAGTCCACGTCCTCACGGAAAGCATACATCGACGCACCGCGCATGTAAATGGCGTTGAGGATGTCCTCGGGAAATTCCCCAGGTGGAATGGTTTCAAGCTCCTCCATGGAATACCCGGTTGCATTCACTACCTGACGGGTCGCCGCCTTTAGGTAGGTCATCAGCAACTCGTCGTCTGCCTCGTAGTCATCTGCACGTACGTGTTTCTTGAATATGTCGAAGTCTGCTATCATGTGTCAGTGGTATGTGGTAGGGCGGGGAGAACTGGCTCCCCTGCCCCTGCGGTATTATCAGGACTATGAAAGTTTAATGATCTGCGGCTGCTGCGGCTGCTGCGAGTTTGTAGAGCTTGAACGCCTGAGGACGGAGAGTGGTGAGAGACCACTTCGTGTTGATGGTGATGACGGTCTCGTTGTTCTTGGCCTTGGTGTAAGGGTCGATGATGAGACGTACGTCGCCGTGCTGGTTGGCGGCGAAGTTGCTCCACACGCCGAGTCCGATATACATGTCGGACGCCTTGGCCTTCGATCCGTTGTTACGGATGTAGTGGCTCACGAAGTAAGGATCTCCGTCAAGCTTGCCGTCCTGGATGATGAACCCGCCCTGGCCTGCAGCCTTCGGAGTGGCCTTCAGGAGAGCCTCCGCGCTTGCGTCGAGGACATAGCAGAAACCGTTCATGTTCACGCCGGCGTTGATGAGTTCCGCCTTCGCGTTGAGGACGTTCTGGTAAGTGGCGGTGAGAGTGGGAACAGTGCCTGTCTGCGAAGCGAACGGACCCTTGATTCCCGTGATGGCATTGTCGTGGCTGAAGGTCTTCCAGTTCAGGTAGTCAGCCTGTGCGAACTGGAGGGAGTCCTGCAGGAAGGCGAGAAGGTCGAACGAGGAGTCGTCGATGGCCTCGTTGGAAACGGCGATGGTGGCACCTGAGCGGGCGGGGTTGACAACTATCTTGTCGAAGTCGATAGCCTGGTCGGTGAGCGCAGCGGTCTCGCCGACCTCCTCGAACGCCACGTTGTCGGTGGCATAAGGCCACACGATGTTGCCTCTCACGCCTGTCTGCACCTGCATGCCTACCTTGCCGAATATGAGTCCTTCGCTCAGTCTCGGGAGCAGGTCGTTGATGGTGAGTGTGATTGCGCCTGAGCTCTCGATGTTGTTCTTGGCTCCTGTAGTGAGCACGCCGAGGGTAATCTCACGCTTCTGGCTGCCGCCTGAGCGTGCGTCCTTCAGGATCTCACGGAGCACCTCGCTCTTCGACTTCACCTGACGTGGCTGCTCAACGGCTGCCATGCTGGCGAGAGCGGCCGCCTCACGGTTGCGGATGACGTCCAGCTCGTTGCGCAAGTCCGAAGCCTCTGTGGAGAGGGTCTCGCGCTCTGTTGCCTCAATCTCGGTTCCGAGCTTGTCGGCGATTTCGTCAAGGCGGGTGGCGATTTCACGCTTACGCTCGCCTGACACTTTGAAATCAAATTTCTCCATAGCGAAATTTTTAAAAGTGAATATTTAAGTTAACTAAATCTCGTTGTATATGCTGTTCACGTAGCGTCTCAGTTTTGACGCCTCACGCAGCGTCTCGCGCTTTCTGACCTTCTCGGCGGTGTCTTCCTCGTCCTTGCCGTCCTCCGTGTCTTCTGCGTCGTCTTCTGAGCCGTCCGTGCCGCTTTCGGTGACGGGTTCTTCGGTATCCTCCGTGTCCTCCTTGTCGTCGTCCTTGCCTGCCTCCTTCTCCCTCATCTGCTCGATGACGGCTTCCATCTGCGCCTCACGGGTCTTGATTTCCGTGTCCTCGAAGGCGGGAGTGGCGGCGATGGTCACGTCGAACATCCAGTCGATACGGTGGACGTGGCGGATGTAGACGGGGGTGCCGTCGTCCGTGGTCTCATCGGTGCGCTCGTAGCTGACGGCGGTCTTGTCCTCCTCGTCGGTCCAGTAGGCGAAGGACATCTCGGAGAGGTCGCCACGGCTCACCATCTCACGGGCGTGGTCGCCGATGAAGGTGTCGGGTATCTCGCAGCTGATGTGCAAACCTGTCGCGTCTGGCTCGAGTCTCAGCGTGCCGTTGCCTTTGTCCCACCTTCCGAGTATCATCTCGCGGTTGTGGTGCATGGTGAAGTAGATGCGCTGGTTCATCAGCATCTCACGGGTGACACATCCCGGCTCCAGCACCTCGTAGCACATGAAACGGCCGAAGTCGAGCGGGACACTGCGCACGCCGAACTTCAGGGCGTAGCCTTCCAGCACCTGGGGCTTGCCCTGCTCCTCGGACTGCTCCCTCAGCTGGAGGGATACCGGCATGGTGATTGTTCGTCTGTTCTGTTTCATTGTTCTGATTCTTGGTTTATGTTCGTCTTTCCTCCGCTGAGCTTCTCACTGCCTATCTCTGCCAGGTTGGTGGAGATGTACACGCGGTCGCCGTCCGCGATGGGCGGCTGGTTCTCCATCCTCCGCACGTCGTTGACCGTCATCACTCCGTTCTGGATCATCTTCGCCTCGTAGTTGGCCATGCTCGACAAGTCCATCGAGAACACCCGCTTGCGGTCGAAGTCGAACCGGCGCTTGCAGCACATCGAGCGGGGCACGAGCTTCCTGTTGAACTCGCTCTCTATGGTGCGGAGCACCACGTCGAGGGTCTGGGTCAGGAAGGCGGTGTCTGCCTGCTCCGGTGCCTTGTAGTTGGAACCCGCCATGTCAAAGAGATAAATCGGGGGCACGCCCGTCAGGCGGGAGATGTCGAGGACGGCGAACTTGCGGGACTCCAGGAACTGCATGTCGCTCGACGACTGGCTTATCTGCTTGAGGTCCACATCGGTCGGAAGGCTCACGATGTTGGAGGTCATGAATTTCTGCTCCGTCACCTCGGCGAGCTTCGAGAGCTGTTCGTCCTGGTAGTTGCCCAGACCTCTGATTCCAGACTTGTCGTTGGTCAGAATCCCATGAACCATGCCACCCGACGAGAACCGGTTGAGAGTCTCGTTGTCGGCAGTGGCCATGATGCTCAGGGCACGGCGGCCGACCTGCCACAGCGGAGTGCCGAGGCCGTTGCCCTTGGTGTTGAACTTGACGTGGATCATGTCCTTCTCCCAGAGCTGGCCGTACACGCCGTTGCGGATGTCGCACACTGTGTACACGCCATTGTAGTCGTCGAAGCTGACGGTGCCTCTGTCAAGCAGGACGAGCTCCGTCACCTCTCCGTCGGTCATGCGGGGATAGACATAGGCGTTGCCGTCATGGAAGGCACGCCAGACAAGCTGGTATTTCCAATCGAACGCGCCGAGGCGCAGCTGGGGCTGAACGGCGAGCAGGTAATGGAGGGGGGAGGTCTCGAACTCCTCGTACACCTCGCCCTTCTGTCTCATGTAGCGGAAGGGGAGGCGGGCGACACTACCCGCCAGCACGTCGAGGGCACGCTTATAGGCGGTCACGCCGAGTGCCCTGTCGCCGTCAACACGGACTGAGGGGGAAATGCCTGAGAGGTCGAGACCGCTCACACCGAGGGACACGGAGACACCTGCCTCCCTCTTCTGCGGTGCGGAGGAAGGGGCAAGTCCTAATATTTCTCTCCAAAAGCCCATTGAATGTTATCCTTGAAAACTTGTATAAAAATTTAATTTTGTGCAAGTTACGACTTTTTATTGAATTGACCAAATATTTTTGTAAAAATTTTTGTAAAAATTTTAGGATTATTTTATTAAATAGTTGGTAATTAGATTTTTATATTTCAATTCTAATTTTGATAATTTTTAAATAAAAATCAAATCACGCCCGCCTCCCGACGAACGTGATTCCGCAAAAATATTCAGATGAAATGAAAACACACCAACTCAAAACTCGAGGCTCATCAGCAGGCCGAAGGCCATCAGTGCGCTGATAGTCCCGTCTATCTTCCTTGTCTGGCTTATCTTCATCGGCTTCTTGTTCTCCATCGTGTCCTCGCTGATGACGCAGTTCGTCAGGCAGTAGGTGTTGATGGGGTTGTTGTTGAACTTGATCCTGGGAGGCGTCGCCCTGGCGAACATCTCGAAGGTCTCGACGGGTTTGTTGAAGTTGCCCATGGTCTGGGAGAACGGGACCAGCAGGTCCTTCCCGCCGAGGGTGTAGAGGTTGTTCACGAGCAGCTGCGCCTTGTAGGCGTCGTAGCCGATGCGCACGATGTTGAACACCCTGGAGCGGGTCATGATGTCCTCCGTTATCTGCTCGACGTCTATCACGTCGCCCTTGCAGAAGGTCAGGTGACCCATGTCATGCCACATCTTGTACAACTCGGCGTTGGCGTGCCCCTTCAGCGCGCCCTCGGGGAAGTAGTAGTCAGTGTGGACGAAAAACAAGCCAGAGCCTGGCAGGCGCATCGCATAGCTCACGGCGGAGAAGTCATCATGAACTGAGAGGTCGAAGGCCATGCAGCAGAGCACCCTGTCACGGGGGATATGACCCTCATTGCTTCTCCAGTAGCCGAGGTCGAAGGCCTTCCGCGTGTCGATGGCAGACACAGGGACGGTGCCCCTTCGCTGGTAGGCTTCCGTGAAGACTATCTCGTCACCTATAAGCAGACGCGCCGCGTCCTCCGTCGTGAACCATGTCTGCTTCTCGTTCACCACGAAGCGGTTGAGCAGGCGGGTGCGGAAATTCAGCATGTTGGAGGCGGAGAGCTGGGCGTTCTTCCACTCCTCGGCATAGAAGTCATCCTGAATGGTCACGCCGAGGTGTGGCTGGACCTTCGCCCAGGGCCGGGGGACACCGTCCTCGTCGTCCACGTCGGGCATGAAAAGGTCGGCGAACATCGAGTCGTTCTCCATCTCGCCGCGGAGCACTGCCTTGGCTCCCTCTATCTCCTGGTAGCATGGGCCGTCGACGACCTCGCTGGCTGTGGTGATGATGACGGTGAGAGGATTCTGGCGGGGGCCCATGGAGGAGGTGAGCAGGTTCTTCAGGTCGGCGCCTGACTTCGACGCCGTGTCCCTCGACGAGGCGTACTCGTCAAGGATGGCGAGCGACGCGAACAGGCCGTCCTTGTCGGCGGTGGAGGAGGTCAGGCAGCGGATGAGGCTCTCACGCTCGCCGGTTCTGAAGCGCACAATCTCGTTGTTGACCTTGAAGTACTGCTGGTACTGGTCGTAATACAGGAGGATGTTACGGACCTCCTCAAAGCATTTCTTCGCCTGATAGAGTGAGTTGGCCCCGATGTACGCCTCGGCGTTGGCGTCGCCGAACATGAAGTCGTCAACGGCAAGGAAGGCGGCGAAGGTGGTCTTGGAGAACTTGCGGGGCACGAACAGGTAGGCGAGCCTTATGAGCCTCCTGCCAGGCTCACGCTCGAAGCCGAAGAGGCTGGCTATCTGGAACACCTGGACCGGTGTCAGCTTGTAGGACCGTCGCCCGCTGGTGCCTGAGAACTTCAACAGCTCGTAGGTCTTTATCTTCTTGCGGACGAGCGGGGCGTTCCACTCATACCTGTCGGCGAGACGGAAGAAACGCTTTATCTTCAGCAACTCATAGAGGTTGTGGTCGTCAGGGTGGCCTATCACCGTGCGCACGTAGTCCTCCATACGCTGGTCAGTGTCGGCGAGGACACGGGAGTAGCGGGAACAGACATCGCCCATCCCCCGAAGCTCCTCGGACGTCCTTGTCTTCAGCTCCCTCAGCTGTTGTTTCTCTACGTCAGTCATCCTTCAATTCGTTCATGAGGCTCGCGAGCTTGTTCTCACGGCTTTTCTTCGGCCCCTTGCTCTGGCTCTTGCGGTTCAGCATCAGCTTGTCATAATCGTCTGTGACGATTTTGGAGTACTTCGCATACATCTCGAAGACGGGGTTCGGTTTCGTCCTTATGTCGCCCTTCGTCGACAGCTCGTCGAACGTGAGCGGGGTAAGCACTTCGTCAACACAGGAGTTGAAGATGCGCTCGGTTATCAGCTCGTCACGGGCGGTCTTCTTTATCTGGGGGTCGAACGTGGGGTCGTACACTCCTGCCTCGACCATCATCCGCTTTAATTCCTGGATTTTGTCTTTCAGTAATGTATTTTCCATAATTTGTTATCCTAAAACGTTGATTATTAGTGATATTTGGTTTTAAAAAATAAAGGGGTTACATTCT